GGACCCTCCCCCCATTTCGGTCACTGCCCGCCCGCCCGGCGTGGGGGCGGCGCAGCGGCCGCATGGCTGGCTATCCCGACCCCGCCCGCAGCACGAACCCCACCACAACGGAGGCAACGATGACCGACCCGCGCCTTGAACAAGCCGAGGAAACCGCCGCGGCCGTGATGGGCCTAGCCCTGGGGGGCGCGGGAACCGGCCGGGACCGCCTGACGGGTCCTTCCTGTGCGCGGTGGCGCGGGTTGTTCGCGCCCCGGCGCATCGGCCTGTGCAAAAATGCACAAAGGGGTTAGGAAATGCGGATCGTGTCGGAACTGCCGGGGCTGACGGGTGACGGGCCGGTGCATTGCGTGTCCGGCCGCGACTTGTGCGAGCTTTTGGGCATCACCGGCCCGATGCTGAGCGAACTTAAGCGGCGCGGCATCGCGGTGCATCTGCGCCGGGACGCCTACGACCTGACCGCGACTGTCCGGGCCTATGTGGAGCATCTGCGTGGGGTGGCGTCGGGGCGGGGTGGCGAGGAGCATGTCGCAAGCCTCACGGCCGAGCGGGCGCGGCTGGCGCGGGAACAGGCGGACGGGCAGGCGCTGAAGAACGCGGTTCTGCGGGGCGAGCTGATCCGGGCTGATGAGGCCGAGCGGGCCTGGGCTGACTTCCTGCGACAGGTGCGGGGGCGGCTTCTGGCGGTGCCTTCGCGGCTGCGGGCGGCGGGTGACCTGAGCGCCACCGAGGCCGAGGCGGTGGATCGTGCCTTGCGGGTGGCGCTGGCCGAGCTTGGGCAGGGCGAGCTTGTGGAGGCGGCCCATGGCTGAGGTGGCAAGCGTATGGGTTAACAGTGTTTTGGGCCGAAACTTTATTAACCGATACGCCCCGGCCGCTTGGGGTGTCGCGTATTGGCTAACAGTCTTGCGGCTCACAAGGTTATTAACCGATAGGGAGACGGCGACATGGGGCGGGGACTAAGCAAACTGCAACGGGACATTCTGGCCGTCCTGGCGGATTCGGGGCGGGCCGTATCTGCCGGGGAAATACGCAGGGCATTGGACCTGCCTGGCACCCCGGCAAGCCGCGCCGCGCTGTCCAGGGCATTGCGGCGACTTTGGGAACGGCAAGAACTGGTGGCGTGGGTGCCGGAATTGGCCCGCACGGGTTGTGGCTATCTCTACTCACGGCGTTGCCCAGATACGCAGGCGCGGGGTGAGGTGGCTGGAATAGGCACAAACCGGCACCGAGATGAGGGTGTTGCAGTTTCCAACACCCTCGGTCTGCGCCGCGACGAGATCCACGAGGCGCAGGATGGCTGAGGTTGCCGAGGTTCTGGCCCGTGCCCGGCGCGCGCTGGTGCCGCCGCCGCGCCTCAATCTGCCGGACTGGATCGAGGCGAACATCTGCCTGCCCGACAGTCTGGCGGCGGTGCCCGGCCCGGTGCGGTTGTGGCCATTCCAGCGAGGCATTGCCGAGGCAATCGGCGATCCGGCAATCGAGCGGGTGACGCTGGTCAAGCCGGTGCGGGTGGGGTTCACCACGCTGCTGACGGCGGCGCTGGCGGGCCATGTGGCGAACGACCCCGCGCCGATCCTTTGCCTTCTGCCGACCGAGGCGGATTGCCGCGACTATGTGGTGAGCGACCTTGAGCCGACCTTTGCCGCCTCGCCCGTGGTGGCGCGGGCGCTGGCCGAGGATCGGGAAGGGGCGGAGCGGGACACGATCCTGTCGCGGCGCTTCCCCGGCGGATCGCTCAAGATCGTCGCGGCCCGCGCGCCCCGGAACCTGCGCCGCCACACTGCCCGCATTCTGTTCGTTGACGAGGCGGACGCGATGGAGGCGACCCCCGAGGGAAGCCCGATCATCCTGGCTGAGCGGCGGACGCTGAGCTTTCCCAACCGCAAGATCGTCCTCGGCTCGACCCCCGTGCACGAGGACACAAGCCATGTCCTACGCGCCTATGCCGCGTCCGACCGGCGCGTCTTTGAGGTGCCTTGCCCGGAGTGCGGCACCTTCGCGGAGCTTCTGTGGCAGGATATCCGCTGGCCCGAGGGGCGGCCCGAGGACGCCGCGTGGTGCTGCCCAAGTTGCGGGGCGCTGGTGGCTGAGCGGCACAAGCCCGCCATGGGCGCGGCGGGGCGGTGGCGCGCGACCGCGCCCGAGGTGAAGGGACACGCCGGGTTTCGCCTGAATGCGCTGGTGAGCCTTCACGCCAATGCATCGTGGGGGCGGCTGGCGGCGGAGTTTCTCGCTGCAAAGGACGACCCGACCACGTTGCAGACCTTCATCAACACGATCCTTGCGCAGGGCTGGCGCGGCGCGGGCGAGGATCTCGAGGAAGCCGATCTTGCGGCGCGGGCCGAACCCTGGGGGCTTGACGCGGGGCTTCCGGCCGAGGCGCTGGCGCTTACCGCCGGGGTGGACGTGCAGCACGACCGGCTTGAAGTGACGTTCCTGGGCTGGACCGAGGGCGGGGTGCCGCTGGCGGCGGGGCACCGGGTGCTGTGGGGGCGCTACGACGACGCCGCGACATGGGCCGATCTGGACGACCTTCTGTCGCGGACATGGCCCCATGCATCGGGCGGGCGGCTGGCGCTGGACGCGGCCTGCATCGACGCGGGCGACGGCGCGACCATGGACGCGGTGATGCGCTTCGCGGCCCCCCGGCTGCGGCGGCGGCTGTTTCCGATCAAGGGCGCGCCGGGCATGAGCCGCCCGATCATCGACAAGGCGGGAAGCCGCACCAAGGGCGGGAAGTTGTGGATCGTCGGGGTGGATGCGGCCAAGCAATGGCTCTTCGCCCGCCTTGCCCGGCCCGGTGCCTTCCGCCTGTCGGCCGAACTGCCGCCAATCTGGCATGAGCAGGTGGCATCCGAAAGGGCGGTGGTGCGCTATCGGCGCGGGCAGCCGGTGCGCAGCTTCGAGCGCATCCCCGGACGGCGGGCCGAGGCGCTGGATTGCCTGGTATACGCGCTTGCCGCCCGGCAGATGGTCGCCCCGGATTGGCAGGCCCGCCGCGCGGCGCTGGCGGGCGGTGCGCCCCCCGAGGCGCGGCTTAGGGTGCAGACGCAAAGCCGGTGGATGCAGCGATGACCGGCAGGAATGGGGCGGGCACCCCGGCCGAGAAGGGCGGCCATGTGTCCCCGTTAGTCGGAGAGTGGGCAAACCCCGACAGGGCGCGGCTGGGTCATGGTCCCCGGCGCGGCGCCCGCGCCCCGTGGTGGCGGGCGGAATACAGAGAACATGGACACAAGCCTTAGCACGGCGGTGACACGGCAGCCCAAGATTTGCCTTGACAGGTTATTCCGCCCAGCTTATTCTCGCCGCAATACACGTCAGTCGGGGCGCTTGTCATGTCCATTGAAGACCACCCCCTCACCACGAGCGAGGCCGCTGCTCTTTGTGGCATCACTGAGGCACGCTTGAACAAATACATCTTTTGCGGCCTGACGCCCGATGTCAGGCGCGGGCGAGGTTGTCCGGCCGCTTATCAGTTCCACCACATTCTGCGCCTCTGGCTGTTGGTGCGGCTGGTCGGGATCGGATCGCGCCTTGAGGATGCGATCCCGGTGGCGAACCATTCCGACGTGCTTGGCCCCTTGGTGAGCGACCGACCTGTGCAGGTGTTCTTCCCCGGCGGGGTGCCCAAACTGTCGGGCGATCCGTTGCGCGACCCGGTGCTGTCGATCCCCTACGGCGACTTTCCCTCCGAACTGGTCAACTTCATTGCCGCCCATATTCGCCAGGAACACGGCGAGGCCGCCGCTGCGGCTGCGCTTGAAGGGTTTCAATCGGCGCTGGCCGCCGCCCGCGCGCGGGGCTGACCCGTGGCGTTCTTCGGCGCCCTTGCGCGCATCCTCGCGCCCATGCGCCGCCGCCAGATCGAGGCGGGCGGCGGCGGGCGGCGGTGGCAGGGGGTGCCGATGTTGCACAACCCGGCCCGCGCGACGGATGCCGCCCGCGCCACCACGCGCGCCCGTGCCGCTGGGCTTTACACGAACTCGTCGCAGGGGCGGCGGATCGTGGAGGCCTGGACGGCCGCGCTGGTCGGAAAGGGCTGGCAGGCACGGTCGCAACACCCCGACCGCGACACGGCGGCGCAGTTGAACGACCGCTTTGAGGCGGTGGCGACCCCGATCCTGCCGCTGATCGCCAGGTGCTTGATAAGGGACGGCGAAAGCTTCGTGCACTTGCGCGCGACCGATGACGGCGGGCTGCGGCCCGAGGTTCTGGATCCGGCGCAAGTGGACGCTTCCCTGTCGCGCCCGCTGGACGGCGGCGGGCGTATCGAGCAAGGGGTGGAGCTTGACCGCGACGGGGCG